TTAGATAGAAGTCCAGTAAATAGGAACTTAAATCTATTGAGCAAGAAAAAGGCTGATTGGGGTGCAAATGAAGTTAAGTCGGCAAATAGAACGATTAGCTTTGTTAGTAGAATGAAGAATATGGAGCAAGGCAAACCTGTAAACAAAGACTGTCCATCTAAAAGGGATATTTCCTTAAAGAATTGGGCATACAACCCTAACAAATGATTTGGCAAGACTATAAAAAACTATATGCTAATGCATTAAAAACCTATTCGCCAAAGTTCAAAAAAGAACTACAAAGGCAAGTAGATACTTATTGTGATACCCAAGATTTAAACGCTATAAGCGACAAGAAGATAAAAAAGACCATCCAAAACCTTCATATTGCAATGGGGGTTAAGATGGCACAAATTTCGGAGAAGAATGTGTCAAAGTCAGTTAAAGGATATTACGGACCAGAGGAGTTTAAGAGTAAGCAAACGGATTTATTTACTTATGTAATGTTAACTTATCTTGAACTAAAAGGATTAGATGAAATTGCTGGCGAAATAACACAAACAACTAAAAACCAAATTCAACAATACTTGATAAGGTCAGTTGATGAAGGTTTGACAATAACTGAAACGATTAAGCTATTAAGAACGGCTGGGATAACCGATTACCGAGCGGAGATGATAGCAAGAACGGAAACAGGTAGGGCGGCAAACATAGGCTCAATGGTTGGCACGGCTGCAACTGGTCTTGTAACTATGAAAGAGTGGATAGCAGCGAGGGATAACCGAACAAGGCGAGTGCCGAGAGATATGTTTGACCATTATCATATGGATGGAATAAAAGTAGCTTACGATGAAAAATTTAATGTTAAGACTAAGAATGGAGGTTTTGAGCAAATGTTACATCCTTGCGACCCAAGTGGAAGTGCTGGCGATGTTATCAACTGCCGTTGTACGTTAGGCTATGAAGCCGTGCGAGGCGAAGATGGAAAGCCAAAAAGGTTGCAAGATAATCCGCCAATGGGAGATATGGGATTAGTTTGGAATTTAATAAATAACGTGGCTTTGATGCAAATTTCTAATTTAATAAGAGATTTGTTAGCAGATTAAAAAAAATTAATAACTTTGTTATATGAGTAAGATTGAAAACAAAAGCTACAATGATATGATTTTGGATATAGAGCCAGAATCAAGAACAGTAAAAGCGTGTTGGTCAAGAATTGGAAACGTTGATTTAGACAATGATATTATCGTTGCTGAAGCGTTTACCAAGACTATCAAAGAACGTGGACCAAAGGGCAAAAATATGATTTGGTCTTTAGTAGATCACAAAGCTGATATGTCACACACTTTAGGAAAGCCTAAAGAGTTATACATAGAAGGCGATATGCTTGTTGCGGTTACCGACTTAATAGAAACTGAATGTGGCGAAGATGCTATCAAGTTATATGAAGCTGGTTTAATCAATCAACACTCTATCGGTTTTAGTACGTTAAAGTCGGATGTAAATCAAAAGACTGGTGTTCGTACTATCACGGAATTAAAATTATATGAAGGTTCAGCTGTTCTTTGGGGTGCTAATCCAGAAACACCAATGTTGGGTTTCAAGGGAGAGTTCAAAGAAACAAAAGAAAATTTATCAATAAGATTAGAAAACTTGATTAAGGCATTTAGAGGTGGTACATTCACAGATGATACCTTTGCTTTGATGGAGATTCAAATAAAACAAATACAAGCCGAGTTATTAACTTTGGAGATTACTGAAACAATCACTCAACCCGAGCCATCAGTTGAGCCGACACCAGTTGTAGAAGAAAAAAGTAACGAGGAAGTATTAAAGGCAATTAAGCAATTTAACAATCTATTTAAAAAGTAAAAATGGAAAATTTAATCAATGAAATGGCTGAGAACCTAAAAGGTTTTCAAGCTAATGCAGAAGCCCAAATTAAAGAGGTGTCTGCACAAGTAACTGTTGTAAAAGACGAGTTACAAAAACAAATTGACGGACAATTAGCTGCACAAAAGAAAGCTGCTAAAAGAGAAGTTAAATTTATGGATGAAGTTATTATGGAGAAATTAGATGGTAACTTTGAAGCAATGGAAAAGTCATTAAAGAATAGCGGAAAATTCCGTTTAGACTTAAGCGACGTTAAGACAATGACTTTAAGTGGTAATTTAACTGGAGATTCTCAAGCAACTTATGCTCCAAATCCAGCTATCCAACCTTCTCAAAGTTTAAACTTTAGAGATTTAATCCCTACTGTAAGAAGTGAGACTGGATTGTATGTTTACTATCGTGAGAATAGCGGTTTGACTAACAACATCGCTGCTCAAACTGAAGGTTCTGATAAAGGTGAGAACAACTACTCTTTAACCGAAGTTAAAGTTGTAAACGATTACTTAGCTGGTTTCTCAACTTTCTCTAAGCAAATGTTGAAGTCTTTACCTTTCTTGACACAAACTTTACCAAGAATGCTACAAAGAGATTTCTTCAAGGCTGAGAATGCTGCGTTTTTCTCTACTGTATCTGCTGCTGCAACTGGTTCAACTACAACTGCTGAAACTAACGATTTGTTACAATTAGTAGATTATATCGGTAACCAAAAGGCTGCAAACTTTGTACCTTCTTACGCTTTAGTTTCTCAACAACAAATGGGAAAATTATTGAAAGCAACTATTGCTGCTGGTTATTATGCTGGTGCTGGTAGTGTTATTGTAAACCCTAACGGCGGTATGACAATCTGGGGAGTTCCTGTAATTTCTGCATCTTGGGTAACTAATGACAAAGTATTAATCTTTGATTCAAGCTACTTAGAGAGAGTTGAAGTTGAAGGTTTAGCTATTGAGTTCTCTTATGAGAATGGCGAAAACTTCCAAAAGAACTTGGTAACTGCTCGTATTGAGTGTTATGAGGACATCAACTTAATGTTGACTACTTCTGCTATCTATGCTTCAATTAACGCATAGTTCTAAGGTTTAGTAAATAAATGACCCCTACCAATTCGGTGGGGGTTTTTTATTGGAATAAATTAAGTAATTTTGTAAAAAAAGGATATGTCTTATTCTAATTATATTACTGACTTTACTTTAACAGATATCGGTACAGTTGTTGAACCTGTTACTTTAGCAGAAGCAAAATTGTATTGTAGAGTGACTACAAGCGTTGATGATACACAAATCTCATTAATGATTAAACAAGCAAGGGAAGCAATAGAAGTAGCAACAGGATTGAGTTTGATAGCAAAAACTGCTGTTGTTTGGTTTACAAATTGGGATGGTAACTTTAATCTTCCTTTTGGTCCAGTTAATAGTTTTACATCTTTAATAGATCAAAACGGAAATACTATTGATGCTGCTGATTACACTTTAGTTGGTGGTAAGTTCCCACAATTACAAAGACCATCATTTCAAAACTTGAAGGCTACTTATGTAGTAGGTTATGCAACCATTCCAAATGATTTAAAGATTGCTATTTTAGACCAAGTTAGCTATGACTACGAGAATAGAGGATTAGATGGCGATTCTGGTATATGTGAGAAGTCTTGGAAAGCGTGTCAAAGATGGACAAGAATAAGCCCAATTTTATAATATGAAGTTAGGAAAAGCGAAAGCAAACTATATTGATGCCAACACGATGACCCGTGAGGTTCTAATCTATGCTGCCACAAGGACAAGTGATGGTCAAGGTGGGTTCACAACTACCTTTGCCCTACAAAGCACAGTTTTTGGCGATTTAAGACCAGATAATCAAAATAGAGCAATAGATGACTTGGAATTACATTTTGACCAAAGAAGCGTACTTTACATTCGTTTTGGGGCTACTATAAATGATTCGGATGAGGTAGAGGTTGAAGGCAACAGATACACGATACATTCTATTAAGAACGTAGAGAACCAAAATAGGTTCTTAGAGTTAATAATTTACAAATAATGGCATTTAGCGTAAACTTAAATGGACTAAAAGACATTCAAGATGCTTTAAAGAATATTGATACAAAATTAAAGCAAGATGTGGGCGATGAGATTAATGCATCTGCTTTAAAGATATTAACCGATGCCAAAAGACTTGCTCCAGTCAATTTTGGGCAATTAAGAAATCAAATAGCTTTAGTACAAGAAAGTCAATTAACATTTGGGGTTGAATCAAAGGCATCTTATTCGCCTTATGTAGAATTTGGTACTGGTCCACAAGTAAATGTTCCAGCTGACTTTACATCTTATGCAGCACAATTTAAAGGTCAAAAAGGTGGTAAATTTAAGGACTTTGTTGATGCTTTGACTTTATGGGTTAAGCGAAAAGGCATTGGGGATGGCAAAAA